CGACAATTGTCGCAGATGTCAGTACCACCGCTTACTACAAGACTTTGTAGAGCCGGTTGGTCCGACAAAACCCTAGGACTCCGTAAGGAGTCCTTTGCAGATTTCTTCGCGGTAGCGAAGAATGCGTTTGCTGTCCTCCGCAAGGAGGAAGCTATGATTGAATTCCACGTTGATCAGACGGGATTCACGCTCTTTGGTGCAATACCAAATGAGTACTTGCAACACGTACTACGTGGCAATAAATACATGTACGCCCCCAGCGGGGGCGGATGGTCTTATGCATCCCAGCTTTCGCCGGGAATAAGACGGTTTCTTCTCAGGAAACTATATTGGTTCAGAAACTTGAAACCAATTTACAAACACAAACTATATAAGATGTGTGACACTCCTGACGATTTCCAGAAGATGTCAAACCTACTGCAGTCCGCAGAAGGTAGAGTAATGGCCTCATTACTCGCTGTTGGTGACCGTATCGGTTACCATGATATAGACATGCTCAATGTCTCTATCGTGTCTAACCTGCTGAATTGCAGCAGGTACCAAAAGACCATGAAGTCTTACTTGAAGAAGGTAAGACAGGCCTTCCTATGCGGAAGGCCGTTGCCCAAGCCAAGGAGAGAAACGTCGTTTCTCTACAGTTGGGCAACCTTGTGCCTCACGGGAAATGCCAGTGAGGACGAAGCAGCTTATCGCATCACGACCTTTTGTCAAGGTCGTGCCATGGGAATACCTACTCCAGATCTAGTTGAAGATTCAGCTAGGAAGTGGGTGAAGAATGTGACCCAGGTTGATCCAAGGTCACATGAAGAGTACGATCTCCGTACTCTCGAAGAGACACTTGCGGTAGCACCGCAAAGTCTTAAGAAAATCCGTGCACACGCTCGGATCTCTATCTCTACCTCCGCCTGTTTGGAAATGCCAAAGGCAAAAGGAGGAAAGTTGGCCTTTGCAAAAAGGCTACTTGAAACACCTTCTTATCAGAAGGTAGATCTGGAGACCGGATTAGATCTTCCAGAATATGTAGAGTCCCGCAGGCAACCTGGGGAGGCTCTTTTCCATTATTCTCTCCGAGATATGAGAGATAATTTTGACGAGAGGATGCAAGTCAGAGCATCCTCCGTGAATGAAGGCGGTGCAAAATCCCGCATCATTACTGTAAATGCATTCTCACACGGATGCATTCTTTCACCGTGGTCACATATGTGGCTCAAGGTGTTACAAGAGTATCCCGCCGCACGGGCAGGGATTACTGAAGGAAGGCACGGATGGGCCTTCGTGCGGTCGTTAACCGCTTCCCGGCCAGATCTGGCCTGGGTGTTCGAAAGAGCAGAATTAGCCATGCTCTCGACTGATCTGTCTGAAGCGACAGATCATTTATTTTGGTCCGCTACTGAAGCCCTCCTTAGGATGGCTCATAGGGTCCTCAGAATACCGACCTGGTATTCCGAATTCATTATTCGATGTCTCACGACGTCGAGGCACGTTAAGTTCCGTGCTGGGAAGTTCTTCTGGGAAGGAGATACTTCGTGCGCCACATTTATGGGCGACTCTGGCTGCAAGGTGATTCTCACTTTAGCGAATCTATTCGCAGTCATCAGGATAGGCCTGGCTACCATGGCCGTATCCGCTGTGGTCGGTGACGACCACATTACACTTACGTCCAACGCTGAAGCAGCGTTGGAGATATATGAGAAAACTGTGTCTCATTTCGGTCTTCAGGTTTCTGAAGACGATACAGTCATATCGAACCGATATGGCTTCTTTGCCGAGGAGCTCATCCGGATACCGGATGACAACCGAGGCACAATAGATGCTCTGATTAGGGCCACCGCTAAGCGGGACCTTCCTTATTACGATGTAACTAAGGTCAGACTTCTAATGGACATACGCAAAGACCGCAAGGACTTTGCATCGACCTCAGTGGGTCGAATCTACCAATTCGGACGCGAAATGGAGTATAATCTAAGACCTACACAGTATATCGGTCTAGTAATGATGGCATCCTGGTTCCAGGATGTTTGTTTAGACCTCCGGCACAAGCCGGAGTTCGTGTATTTTCCGAGAGCTCTCGTCTCGGGAGGAAAGCCATTACTTTTCGGTAATGAGCAGAACTTTAAGGACTGGATAGTCCTTCATAAACACGGCCGATTGCTCGGCCGCTATCATTGGCTAATGGAGACCGCCGTTACCGGCGGCCTCAACCACGGTGTGATACCGCGG